TGGTTCCAATCGCATTGACTGAATTTACCCAGTTCCCATGAATTAGCAAGTTCTTCGTTACGACCTGTTACGAACTGGCTTAATCCGCTGTTAACGATAGCTGGATAAGCTACGTCAGGTATAATACCAATAGTGTCAGTCTTAGGAGCACCGAAAGTACGGTACATCGTCAACGCTTCAGCTAATTGTTGGAATGAGTTGATCGCCGTCACGCCATTTCCGTAGAAACGGTAGGGTGCAGTCACGCACACACTAGCAACATCAGATTCAATTTGTGCGCCAACTTCAGCCATCGCAGAGCGGCCGAATACTTTAGAGTATTCTTCGATGTTATTGAAAACATATTCTTGTGAGGTGAATTGGAACGCTGAGCTTAACTGTTTGTTAACTGTTAAAGTTTGCACTTTCTGAACAGCTGATTGCCAATCGGCAACTAGACTATTAGTAGTTGTAAATCTTGGTGGGGTGTCAAAAAGGACCGTATCGCCCAAATTCGCCGGTGTGTTCTGAAAATTTTTGTATCTCTTGTTTGATTTAGCAATAAAGAAATACATGTTTTGTAACAGTGCAAGGTCAGATTTTTGGTATGTCTGGACCTGTTGCAGAATATTATTTGGAGTTGTCATCGCTTATCCTCACTATGTTCAGTCAAGATGAGATGCGACGACAACCAATGAGACTAGCCTTTTAAGAACTTTAGTTTTCTTAAGTCAGCTACGCTTTCGGGCATCGCATCTACACCGCCAATGTTAGAAGCCCTTACTTTGGAAAATGGCGCATTGGGTTGACGTTGTGACATAGCATCTTGATTAGCCTTTATAGACTCACTCAATTGACGCATTGCCTTTCTAGCAAGAGGGGCACCACCTGGCCTATCGGCTAACTGAATAATTGCAGACATCTTTGTGGGATTCTGCACAAGCTCACGGATTAAATCGTGAGTGTTGTCATGTTCAGAGGCGAGTACCGCAATTTCTGGAAAAGCTTCAGGGTCGAACTCAGCAAGTATCTCTTCGAAGTCATCGTAAAGCTCGGAGCCTTTCTTAACTTTTTCGTGATACATGTCGGAAATTTGCTTTGCTTTGTCTAGTCTTTGAGCGTCTGCCTGCTTCTTTTGAAGATTGCCCATCATGCGTTCTTCAAATTTGCTGTACATTTCCTCAGGGTCTAACTCCTGAGTTTGACGCTGTTTCAGAGACTGGAGTTCAGAGGCATATTTCTCTTCCACTTCCCTTCTCACTGAATCACCGGCTTTTCGTGCCGCTGCTTCACGTTCCCGCTTGATAACATCGTTAAGTTGAATCTGAGTCATGTTTAAACGATCGTCTTTCTCAACCGCAGGTGTATCAATTACGTTTTCTTCCATTTCAAGTCTCACTATTAATCCCGTGACGGTAATCCGCGTGCGCTCGCGTTTGCGACTGAAGTTATTCTCGTCAGTAAGAGTTAGCCCAGAATTTAAAGCGGACTGGTACGCTATTACCAACAATAGTACTACGCTATTAATATAGTGTAAGCAGGTATATTTAACGGAGTAATCATCTTAATACCGCATAAACCCGCATAAGACGTAACAGACCAATTGATCTTGCGTGATGTGATATAATCGGTATCGCTGATACAATAAAGCCCATATAGACCCTTACAGGAGTTAATGAGCCCAGAATGGAAAAATGGCCGGAATTGTTAAGAGTAAAAGAGCTTTGTAAGTTTTTGGGTAGAAGCAAGTCGACGGTTTACCAGATTAGACAAACCGAAGGCTTTCCTAAACCAAGGTATCCAACAGGTAAGACCGCAATGTACGTAACTGAAGAGGTGAGAGAGTGGGTGAAGGGATTGAAGTAGAAGTGATTACACGAGCACAGTACAAAGAGCTTCTTAATCGAATGAGTGAATGCAATCGCTTATTCTCTAATGCAGAAAGAATTGCATCGGAGCTAACAAATAAAATTACAAAAGATTTTGAAGTTTTAAGATGTGAGATTACGGATTTTGCTGTAAATAAAATGCAAACACCAGAGTTTATGTATATATGCTCTCCGCAATGGAAGGCGGTTAGTGAAAAGATTGAGGGGAAGGTTGAAGAAATGTACGAAAGCCTGTACGAGGAATTAGATGAGTTAAGGAGTTTGGTCGAGACGAAGATCGATTAACATTTCGCTTACTTTCAAACTGAAAAGTAAACGAAATAGGACAAAATGTATACGAAATGTACATATCGCAATAACATGTCTATTAAATTGAATTGTCTGTACATGTCATATCTTCGGTGCACTCAATCTCCATACTTCACCATGGCTTGTACAAAGCAGCCTCCTTCGTCCATCTCATCATGTATAGAAAAGGGATTGCCGAATAATTCCCACCCGTCTTTTATATTTTCGTTAACACTTTCGACAAATTGGCTGGCATCTGAGATGGATACTACGTCATAATCAATTACCTTTCTTTGTGTAATTTTCTTTTCTACACCTTTGCGTTCCATGAATTTAGCTACATTTAACTTAAAAGCTAAATCGTCTTTGGCTCTAATTGTGTAGCCCATGTCTTCATCTTCATCTGTCATTTTTCATTCCCATATGAAGATAATAGCTTTTCTTTCTCAGAAAGATATATTTCAAAAAACCCTTCGCTTGGGCAGTACACTAAAGAACTCCATGTATCTCTTAATTTAGATTTTGCGTCGTCACACAGCGGAAGGTCTCTAATCATTTTAACCTCATGAATCCATTCCTGCTTTGTATGCTGGCACGGCTTAAATATTGAGCCTGACGATTCGCCAGTATCTATAACCTCGCGACCCTTCTCATGCGAACAAGAAAATATTTTCTTAAAAAAAGCTATCATTTATTTTTCCGTCAACCAATGCAGTAAGGAATTCGCAAGATCTTTTACCTGCTTTCCATTTAAGCAATATTCATAATCGGCACCATAGTAGGTAATGATCATACAAAGCTCATTATCCTTTATAGACTTGGTCACCACAAACTCGCCATGCTCATTCCCAGCCGAAAATAGATACTTTTTCATTACCTCTTCAATCCTTCTAAAAATTTATCTTCATTAGCTATCATTTCTGTAATAACTTTACATAGCTTTAAGGCATCTTTCTTTGTTAAATACTCTGTATGTTCCCATCGACCGCCCATGTTAAATATCATTCTTACGGATGAATCTAATCCAGAAATGGCTACATCAAACGGAATGTACGGGCTATTCTCTCGAGTCCAATCAACCTCTTGAATCTCTACTAATTCATCATTACTACAATACCACCCCATATCATTTCTTCTTTAAAACCTTATCTGCCTTCTTAACTATCTTCGCATGCGCTGCGGGAGATAGCTTACCCTTATGTTCCATTTCAGAGGCTCTTGCCTTGGCGTTGACTGCTCTATTATGTGTATCAACAGGATACTTTCTTTCATCAGGTTCCGCGAATTCACTTTTTGGCAATTTATTTCTCGCTCGAGATGTTATTTTTGACATGATCATTCTCCAAATATTTTGACATCTTTATTAACAAACCTATACTATCTTTCACTAAACCTAAAGTTTTATTACATCTATCACAAATCCAACCCCTGAAATGACCAGCATCATGACAATGATCAAACACGATTCGAATATTTAACTCTCCACATATCTCACACAAGTCAGGCTTTGGCCTCCCGCTTGCTTGGATCTGCAAACGCTGATTTAGGTAGTGCGTTTCTAGCTTTAGTGGTTAATGTTGCCATCATCTTCTCCTATAGAATAACCAAATTTTCCAATTATATGCCAATCATTACCAAATATATCACTCTGAGACAGGCAATAGGGAATCCTTGAGAACTCCTCTCTAAGCTGTCCAGGACGATCTGAACCCTCAATAAGGGCTAACCATTTAATGCCATCTTTTCCCTGCTCAATTTCTAACCATCTTTTAGGAGTTGGATAATCTTCATATCCTGAAAAGTCCGCAGTCCACTCTGTTCGAGATATTTTTTTGCCGTCCATAATCCACTGCAGAGCTTCTAAAATGTCGTGACCCTTATCCTTAGTTGTGAGCTTAGTCATTACGCCCCTCCCATCATTGATTCAGTTATTTTTAGCGCAGTTTCTACCGCATCCTTTGCATTTTCTGCATCAGCTCTCATTCGCTCAATCTCTTGATGCTTCTTATCATACTCAACTTCCATCATGAGCTCTAAGAACTTAGTATCGGCATTCTGCTTATCAACTGCAACCTTTGCAGTGGCTACCGCATTGTCTGCTTGATTCTTTTGCATCATTGCTTGAGTCTTTTGGCCCTCAATCTCCTTCTCTGCTTCCGCTAATATCTCAGCCTCAGATGGCTTAGGCGGCTGTTGTGACATCTCTTCAATGTACTGAGCGGCAAGCTTCTTAAGGTGGTCAGCGCCTCTAATATCCAAGTTATCAACGAGTATCTCAAGCCCTTTGCTATCAATGAAGTTAGCAAACCCTGGACTCTGAGCCATAAGTTTAGTAAGCGAATCAAGAGCGGCCTCTTTAGCCATCGCACAACTAACACCGGCAGATACCGTTATGTTCATCGCTGAAGGACTGTAACCCATGCTGATACTGTTTTGATCATTCTTATCATTAATCTTTTGGTAATATCTTTTACCATCAGACTTACGCACCGGTATAGTTCTCGGTGTCACTAAATACTTGGGTATCAAATCAAGCAAGATAATAGCTAGCTGATTCAATCCACGAACCTGATTCAAATAATAAGGCATTGCAGAGCCTGCGCTTTGCATTCCTCCGGCTTGAATCGCTTTACCGCTCAATTGATTAGCATTTGTACCAAGCACGGTATCGTAAGAACCAACAACCATTTGCATAGTGTTATCAGTACCCATGAATGTCTCTTGAACAATCGGTGGTAATGCGGTGCGCTGTATCTCTCGTGGTGGCGGTATAGCTTTCGTTGGGTCTTTATCATCAAACGCATTGTAAGGTAACACGTCAGCAACCTGAACGTTTCTATAAGCGTTTTGATGCTGTGGATTTGTTGGTATACCCTCAACCGGTATCATAAACTTATGTTGAACTTGATTTTGCATGTCACTCGCAATTGTCTGACCTGCAAAATTCTTGAGTAATTGAGTATCTTTTGCATGATAGTGGAATGGTCTAACCATTTGATATGTTGGGTCGTTATCACTATCCTGAAGCAGCTCTGAGTTACCATCAAAGAATACTAACGGTAAGTGTGCAAAATCTGTTTCGCCATACTCTAGTATTTTGTTTTCACAGAGCATGTATCGATCAATAACTTCTACTTCAGTCATACGAACAGATACTACACCTGGCACTTGCTGTATGTAACCTTTACGGTCCCACTCTCTAACCAAATCAGGATAGTGTTTGTTGTTGATTACGTGGCCGTTCGTTAGCTTAGCAATCTGCATTTTTTTTCTACGCTTCTGAAAGAACTCTACAACGATGATAACCTTTTCTTCTTGTATGTTTTTGTATGACCAACTGAAGCCCTCAAAGCTTCTAGCGTACTGCATACCTGCGCTATATTCTTTGCCAAACTTTTTATCAAACTCATCTTTGCGCATAGGGAATACTTCAAAACAGAATTCACCATCTGCTTTACTGCTTAAGCGAGCCATTGGGTCGAACCCACAAAGGGTTGGATCGAACACCCTAACCACTTTGATTTGATGATCGAACGAAAGGCTATCAATGTAATCTACTTCAACTTTAGCAATTGAGAAACCACCTGAGGTTGCCTGACCAAATAGTGAGAGCTGTAGATTGTCATTCTCACTTGATAATAAAATCTCTCTAATGTATCCGCCTACAACTTCTAATTGCTTTTCAAAGTTATCACCCATCATGTCTTGCGGGATTCCGTCAGCCGCTCTAACTTCGATTGAAGGCTCTTGCTTTGCATAGTCTGCGCACATCTTAGAGTACATCGCTTCAAGAATGTTGAACTCGAGCGCTGGCTTGTTGACAGCGTCTAGCGCAGCCTTAGCATCATCGGACAATGAGGTTTTGAAGAGTATCATGCGATACTTTCGGTAGATGTCCACGTTATCAAGCCAGTACTCACGAGTGCGTCTAACTTGTTCCTTAATTTTAGCAAGCGTCTTAGCTGCTTTCTTATCGCTCATCCCCATAGCCTGCCCCCAGTGAGTGCGTTTATACGTTTGTCAGTTGCTGACGATAAAGCGCCCACCGCTTTTTCCCTCTTAATGTCTCCATCAATATTGTAAAGTGTCTTGTCGATTAGTGCAATTTTACACGCGTCGTATAGCGTGTCTATGCGATCGTCCCAGCGATGCGTATCATTCGCCGTAATCTTTGTAGCCTGCATAATGCAAGGCTCGGTATGCTTCTTGTAAGCGGGCAATGATACAAGCTTGGATGCAATGATTGGTTGTAGCTCAAGAAATCTGTCAGTCTTGCTCCCAGAGGCTTTAGTTCGTTTAACTTCCCTCAACTCTAATCCGCGTATCTCATCAAGAATGCTTAGCAATGTAGTGCCCGTTGATTTCTTTTCAATCGCAGCTGCTCGTGGTTTACATTTGTGTAACATGCACTCACTCCAGAAAGACCTAAACGCTTGCTCTAAGTCTTTTGGCTCTAACCTTTCCTCCCAACAATCAATCCAATGCAATGCTAATTCATCAATACCATCAAGTTTGTAAAGTCCCCAAAAGCTAAATACGCTAGCGTCATTATAATTCTTAGTTGTTTCGGCTGTATCTACTGTAATAAATGTTTGTATAAATTCTGGCTCTTCTTCGAGAATTGGGAACCATGCGCGCTTGAATACACTACCACCTGCGGGTGATGGATTTTGGTCATATTGACTCGAATAGGTGTACGGGTTCTTCTCTTTCTTCTCTAAGAGCTGCTCGAGTGTTGTAACATTCGGACACAGAGCGTTACCGGCTGCATCAATGCTCTGAAGTATTACAGTCGTCCACTTGCGCTCATCTTTACCGCTCATCATGTATGCGCAGATGTCATCCTCGTGAAGTCTTTGTGCTATGCAAACGACGGGAACATGTGGGCCTCGAGGTCTTTGTAAAATAGTTTCTTGATAATTTTTTAAAATACTTTCTCGTATCGTGTCGCTGTTTGCTGCGTCAGGCTTTGTCATATCATCAAGAATCAATGCGCCCGTTACTTTGTATTCGTTTATGTCTTCTAACATATAGCCCGCATCGGCACCCGTGACGGGGCCCAAGCTTGAAAAACCCCTGCAAATTCCGCCATTTTTTGTGCTGAAGTGATCTCTAGCTTTTGAGTCTGAACGTATCTCAACTCCAAACATACTCTTATAAAATGGATTCTCCATAACGCGCTTTATAAACGCTGTGTGCTTAGATGCTAAGTCATGACCGTATGCTATGTATAAAAAATTAGAGTCAGGCCATCGAGACATAAGCCAGCTCACCCACATTGTTAGTAATATTGATTTTCCGCTGCCTGGCTGTACATTTATAAGAAGAGAATTTATTTCTCCACGCGCAAGTTGCGTTAATGACCTGGAGATCGTGACGTGATGGGATTCACGCGACCGTGGCTGTGAAATTATAAAATCACGGCCTGTGACGAGCGGGAACATGACCTGGCAGTATAAAAGAAATGAACCCCAGAGCTGTGAGCGTTGGTATTCAATATCAGTTATGCCGAATTCATTCATGCGTTACCGCTCAAATCTATTATTTTTAGCTTACTGTTTGCGTTCTTTATTGCGTAGAATTTATGCGTTCCGTCATCGTCATTTAATCCGATCAATAATCGATTGTTACCATGCTCAAAATCTAGCATCCATTCTTTAGTAACAATCTTTTCTATAGTTAAATCCTTTAACACGACTAATAATCCTTTTTATTTTTTTCCATTGCTTTAGCAATCCCAGCGGCAATTACTTTAGATGTTTCTGCGATTGCTTTTTTATTTTGTTCGTCATCGTCTTTTCTATCGCCGTATATTTTGGGCAGTAATTTACAGGCAACCCACTTTCGAGTGTCCACTCTTAGCTTAGCAACGCTCGACCATTCAGGGTCTGTCTCATCACCAATATCTAAGCATTCCTCAACGTATAAATCAGCTTGAGCACGCTTAGCATCGTTGTACGCGAGAGAAAAGTCATCTCTTCTTAGTATGCGCCATTCGTTAATTGTTTCCCTTGCCGGCCAATGCGGATGAAGGCTGCACAGCTTTCCCATTCCGAGCGTACTTGTAGAAATTGCCAGGCAAATTTCATTTGCAAGCTCAGGAGTAAACATCGTGGGTCGGCCCATTTTCGCTTTCTCTCCCGATACTTTTGCCATGATTAATTAATCCCCTCTTTTAATTCTTCAACTTTTTTTGTTCGACGTTTTTTAATTTCTTTATCTACAATTTTGTCATCGTCACAAACTTTTTTTGCAATTTCTTTTTTACAAATGTCACACACAAATTCATCTACTGCAATTCGCCCTGTGCCCTTGCACGACGCGCAAGTATGCGACATCGAGCCTAACCCAAATACTTTTCTAAGACCGCCGCAGGCGGTGCACATTTTACCCTTTACTTGATCTGACATAACATTCCTAAGTTAATAAACTGAGATAAGCTAAGTATACCATTTGTACATTTTTTGAACAACTTATGCTATGCGCTGATACGCTATATATAGAGTGCATGTAACGCCAGGTTGTACAAATTTTGAACAATCGAGTTTCTTTACATTATTTGCTTAGACGTGTTGACATGCGTCGAGATGCTTGCTATAGTACTTACATCAGACGCACAGAGCGGATGAGTTTTTAAAACATAGGAGATTAAGAAAATGACAATCGCAGAAAACGTTAAAGAAGCTATCGTAAAGTTTGATTTTAGAGATGAAGCAATAATTTATTGCTCTCTCATGAAAGAGTTGATGTATCACGATATAACAGAAGGCGTCGAT